CAGCAATTACGCAGCCTTAGCACTCACTGCTGTAGCCGGTAAGTTTGCATTCAACTCCGCTCGCTATTGGTGGAACAAGAAAAGCCTGAAGCAAATCTACATTTCCAAGGCTTCTGTTGAACAGCTAGTCCACGAGCAAGTTGACGTCACAGATGATACTGTTGACGTCGTCGAGCTATTAAGTAAGAAAGCTGTCGGCAGAGCCATTAGACACAAAGGTGTCTTCAGGAACTATCTCGTTCAGACAGGGAAAGCCAAGTTTGGCTGTCCGACCCGAAATGAAGCCAACAGACTCGTCGTGCGCAAGTTTCTTTATGACTTGTGTGTCGATCATGGGCTCATCGCCAGGCATATCAATGATCACATTGATATTGCAACTGAGCTAGTCTTCATCCCAAGTCGGGAACAGTTAATTGCATTGGCTATGGCCCACACGGAGTTGTCTAAAGTTCGTCTTGGGGTCAATGATGACCTCGGTGGCCCTCGGGCCACGATCGCTTGATGGGGCCCGGATAAGCGGGAGGGGGTAGACACAGATCCCGGTGTCTACCCCGGTATCTCCCCCGTTCGTTCGGGTGTCCTACGTCCCAAGAGGCTCCTAACCATGAGTCGTTTCCTCTTGGGTCATGATGTGCAGACTCACAACAATAGTCTCGCCAATCTCTGTCGCGGAGTTGGTGAGCGTGTGTTGTTTAGGGATCGGAAGCTCACTCGCCCAGTCTCTCCAATGACTGGAGTTTTCGAAAATAGGTTGGCAAATTATCGCGATGCACTGTGCAAGGAGATAGGTATCCAATCCCCTGTGACCCACGACCAGTTCGTGGGTTTCTACAAGGGACCTCGGCGACTTATTTACCAAAACGCAGTTAATGCACTTGCTTTGTTAGCGGTGCGCCCCAGGGATGCCATCCTTAAGACGTTCGTTAAGGCCGAGAAACTCAACTTCTCCATTAAGTGTGATCCTGCTCCACGGGTTATTCAACCTCGTGGGCCCAAATTTAATGTTGAAGTTGGGTGCTTCTTGCGCCCATTGGAGCATAAGGTTTACACAGCGGTTGATAATATATTTGGATCTCCCACCATTATGAGCGCGTATAATGCATTCACCCAGGCCACCCACCTTAAGCGTAAGTGGGACCGTTTCACACATCCAGTTTGTGTGGGGCTTGATGCTTCCCGTTTCGACCAGC